GATGACGGGACCGAAGGGACAGTCAAAGATGATGGGGCCGGAGAGAGAGACTGTACTACCGAGGGTTTGCGCTTTAATGGTTGGCAAGGCAGCAAGAGCGTCAAGGGAGTCAACGACGTAAGAAGAAGGAGCCCAGGCATGGCGGAGATCGACGACGCCACCGACCATGGCCGGCCCCGGTATGAACTGTAACTCCAATGAGCGAACAACAGCACAATTGACATAAGCCAGGGCATTAACAACGCCAGGGCGAGCCCAAGGCTCAAGCGTGAACAAAATCTCAGAATCGGTGGAGACGTGTTTGACAGTGACGTCAATGATTTCAGAATGAACGCGAGGGCCAGCGTAGGGGCCAGCAAGAGATATGTAAAGCTTCTCAAGGGGCCCAACACCGGCATATTGGAGTTCGGATTCATCATGGGCTGGGGTAGCGGGGGTGACATTGAGAGCTCCGGACATAAGTAGAAATGCAAACGATCAACGTGTTCGATATACCTTAAGCCACTAGGACCGACGAAGTCTATAATTCTGTTAGCACACCGGAAGGATTTGCGCTTTTCCGGCGGCAGATCATGCGTAGGACAGATCACGAGCCTGCCGAGTTAGGAGTGTTTACCCAACTCTTCCCACTACGGAGACCTCAAGCAGTTGTCGATCAACGACGGGCTCTGCTCTTCATTTGCTTCGTCTCGCCGAAGATCGCAAGGGCGATCGACGACTAACCCACGACAGTGATGGAAACACCGGCGTGCCTGGTGTCGACCCATAAAGAGTGAGGCCGATGGTTTTGGGGTCGTCCCGGGCGCGTGAAAACGAGCGCCCGGCCATCCAGGAAGGGAAAGCACACCACCAGGGTAGTAGTTTAACGTCTTCGGACGGAATAGTTTAGGGTCATCTCGGACGTAAAGTAGTTTAGAGTCATTGCGGACAAAAGGGGCCCGCGGAGGGGCTAGCATGGTACGCCCACGCTTTGAGGTGGAGGATTTACCAACACAAATGTGGGTGATATTAGTCTCGTTGGATCACCACCAACGCCTTCGAGGCCAAATCCCGTAACGTCTCATGAGTATGAAAACGTTGCGAAAATTGGGGGAAGGTACCATTATAGCTAAAAGGGATCGCCACGAGCGAGGGAAGTTTGCCCAAGCAAGTGGGTCACGACCACGGGGACGGCGGAGATGGCTGGCGAAAGGAACGATCCAATCACCGGCAACCTCTACCAAAGGAACACGGCAAAGAGGACAAAAATCAAGACGAGGGAGACAATATTGACACACAAAATGGCGACAGACCAGAAAGGCACACCTAACCGAACCATCTTGGCAAACACAACATTCAGCAAAGTGACCAGGGAAGTAGCCAGGATGCCAGAACGTTTGAACGGTGGGGAACCAAGTTGGAACAGAACGGTGCACGGTAATGGGAGGGCCAAACAATTCCTCATAAGCCTCCTCCATAGTGCTAGGAGGCGACAGAGGGGCCATGATGCGATATGTCTCAACCTCATCCTGAATTTCTTGGTAGAAGCGGAGGAGGTTGGGAACGTAGAGACTTGGGGGCCGAGAAACGGTATATCTTCTTTCAGACATTAGACCGTGTGGGTAGCAAGCGGGGAGAAGAACGGAAACAACTCGGGACCTAACAACGCACACACACAGTGAGCAGTAGTTTAACGACTTCGGTCGGGCGGAGGGGTATCAAACGTTTACAAACTTGATTATTGGTTTATGAGTCGGGAAAATAGAGTCAGGAAGGCTGAAAATACGCCGCGCATCGTTACAAATGTCGACAGCGTGTTGCAGCACGTCCGAGAACTCGGCGGGAGCAGCGAAATGTATCGCGAAGTCCATGCTATTCCAGAAGTCAGCGTTGTTAACGCCGCGTCTGAGAGCAGTCTTCGCACGATGCAGGAAGGAATCATGATCAAAGCCAATAGAACCGGTACCAAACACCAAGCCGCAGAACTGTTGCGAGGGCCGCACGACTTTTTTAGGAGCCATGCGCCAAGCTTTTGGGCGAAAGCCACGGCGATTGCGGGGATTGCCACAAATGATACTATCATCGCCACAAACACCGATAGGAGTTTCAGGCGTGATCTCTAGCATAGAGCCAATGAGACACGCGTTACCAACGGAGTTGAGCAACAAAGTGTACCTGTTGCCAGAAGCCTGCATGATGGGAAGCGACCCACGAGGGGTCTTGGTGTTAACCATCTCATCGAAGTAGGTTTCTATGTAGTCTTCAGGAAATCCAGCCAGGCGGAAAAGCCAACAGTGAAAAGCGAGGAACACTCGGTCGACACCAGTATCCCATCCAGTAAAATCGATGGAAGTAGTGGTCTCGTCCGGGTCCCAGTGATGCTGATACCAGTCGTTAACCTCTGAGATACCCATACGGGTAAGGAACAGAAGGTTAGGAGCTTTAGCAGCAATGATCTTTTTCTCAAGGTAAAGGGCGTAAGGAGCATCGCGAACGGTCTTCCCCATAGGGAATTCCGTAACGATCTGTCCTTTCTTGGCCGGAAGATTTTTTGCTTCCAGTTTTTTAACCCATTGAGATTTTAGGAAAATGCTAGCCCGCTTGAATGGATGTTCTCCAAACCAGCGGGTAGCAGCACGAACAATTTGTTTTTGAGTCTTGCCATTGATCCAACTGCCCATACACTCTTCGCGGCACATCAAGAGCTCCTCCTCATCGAAAGTTGTATCGAAAGTGGGGAAGAGCATCTTGAAGGCGCGCTGGAGTTGGGAAAGCCGAACCTTATCGTAATGTGTCAGTCGGGGATCATCATGACGGTTGGGGGTGCGTTCAGATTCAGAACGTTCCACCTGAGCCAAATCACTACGTTTGTGATGTTGGAGCTCAGTAGGACCGTCGGGATAGAACACAGAGGTATAGCTTTCAGCCTTGGGAACATAGGCTTCAGCTAGCTCTGCATCCACACCAACTTCTTCATGGTTGAGAGCTGGGTCAGGGTTGATAGTGACGGGGAGAGAAGGCGCTTCAACGCGATGAACAGGTTTCACTATGATAGTCTCGTTATTGACCTCATAGTGATGTCGTAAAATGTCTTGTACCTGTTCGCGCCGAGTGCGACCTCGGAGATTGGGATCCAACATCGACACGCCAACACGATCGCCGGACCCTCTAGTAGTAGAGTAGGTCATAGCAGTCGTGATGTGTTGAGTGGATATGTCACTGTGAGCCCATTTAATTCGAGCGGCCTCGGGGGAGAACTTAACGCCAGCAACTCGGGGGAGTTGAGCATTAAGGCCGAGGAGAGCCGAAAGGGTGGGACCAAGCTTGTGAGCCATATGAGATTGGACAGCAGAAGCGACTAAGCGGTCAACATCGGTTATAGTATTAATGACGGCCGTCTGGTGACGGCAGGCAACAGCCAACATAGCAGATAGAATGCGAGAAGCGCCGAAACTGCGCTCTAGCACACTAGTGCCACCGCTGGGAGTTGCGGGGAGTTTTAACCAAATATTGCCTCGACAGCGAGTAAGTGCAACGAACATTAAGGAATCACTCATCTCAGCAGTCATACCGCCGAGATCAATGCCAATGTCGCCGTCGAAAGTTAAGCCTTGCACGTCGGAGAAAGAAGAAGCCTGAATTTCCGCATTTCGCAGATTTTCAACGAAACGCGGACTAGCAGCCAAAACCGGGATGTCGTGAGGAAACTGAGCAACAAAGTAGCAGCTCGCGTGTATGTTGCTGCCTGTCGGCAGCCCCATAAGTTCAGCATTCTCAATCGACGAACGACGCATTTGGGTAGCGTAGTGGTGCGAATAGGGAAGCAACCACTTAATAGGAGAGTCGGTAAAGGACGCGGCATGCGTACCTTTAGGCCAAGCTCGAGTTGATTGACAAGCGTCGAACGTGAATATAGCTTCATCGACAGAGTAACACGCCAGAATGGCTTCAGCAAAGCCGGGCCACATTTGGCCGACGTCATCAAAGATGACGAGGCCAGTGACACCGCGGATAGCTTTGCGGAAGTCCCAGAAATTCTCAGAAACCAGTTGGGGAACCATCATACACAGATCACGCTCCAAATTGGCACGTAGAACCTCATTGGGGCAGAGGATCTGTATGTCATTAGGAGCGCGACCATTAGCAATTTGTGTAGTGATGATTTGAGCTAATGCGTATGTTTTGCCAGTACCAGGGGCGCCGTGGAGCAGAGTGGCATCCACGTCGCGCCCGGAGGCTTTTTTACACATATGCTTGAAATGAGAAATGTATTGGGTCTTTTCAACCTCTGAAATTTCCACAGCTTGTGGTAAAAACGCCATGCTCTCCGCAAGCGCGCGAGCGCGGCGGAGAGCATTGGCATCAACCATCAGGGACACTTGTTGAGGAGTGACCCCAAACTGGGGAATTTGGACAGGAGCGGGAACGCGACGGGGTTGAGGAAGAGCAGCATTCATAGCGGGAGGTAAAGTGGCGGCGAGGCCCATCATAGCAGGGTTGGCAGTGACGCCAAGGAAAGCATCATACACTTGGTGGAAGCCACGTGTAGGATACGACAAGATATGAAGGCACTCGTTGAGGCCAACGAAGCGTGAACCAAGAGAAAGCAGGGTGCGAGGGTTAGGCGGTATTGGATTCACCGTGTCCGTTATGAAGGGCGGACGGTTTTCCATATGCCAGTCCCCACCAGGGATCGGATTCCAAACACTGAATACGGCGGAGGGCCAGAAGGGTTCAGCAGGACGATCAGTGATAGGGACGGTGTCTGGATTAGCAGAGGGGCGGCCGCCATCCAATTCGCAAGGATAAGCAGCACCCCCGACACGGAAGAAAGCCAAGATACCAGCCAGGTCAGCAATTTCGGTAGAGCCATCGATGTAATCACCCGGGTTCGGGGCGAAAGCCATCCAGACAGCCCAGAGCAAGGTGTAGTCAACATTGAACACATCGCTGAGGGCCACCCAGACGCAAGAATTCGCGGCGAGGGGGAAACGGGGAGGAGCCGGACATCGACGTAGCACATCAATGAACTGATGAGACGTGTCGAAGCCAGCCGGAGAAAGACGATAGCCCGCCCAAGGGAAATTGGCAGCGGGAGCAATGACAGGAGGAGGGGGAGGAGAAGGAGGCAACGGAACGAGGGCGGCTAAGTCTAGAGAAGATGGTGCGGGAGACACAGATCTAGAACCAGACGAAGACGACGACGAAGAGGAAGCGGAGTCAGAGGAAACGGAAGACGAACCAGAGAACGGAAGGGCCCCATGTATTACAGGGGACGGTTGAAAGCCACCGGGGAAATACAATCCTGAAGATCCAGAAAAGGCCGTAGAGGCGGGTGAGGGAGCAGAGCTCGACGATTGGATCGGGGAATTGTAATTTCGACGGGGCATTCGCAAGTTAGGAACCGGGGGAGAAACAGAACGAGAGCGGGGTGGGACAGTCGATGTCCACGGATTGAAACCAGGAGAAAAAGGATGGGTGGGGGGATAATGCGCAGCATTAGCCCCGAGCAAACTAGGAACAACACCAGGGGGAGAAGGAGGAGGAGGATTCTCAACGTCGGCCGGCAAACGGATGGGGCCCAGCGGTTGGTGGTGCGGCAAGTGATGGTAGTCGTGATTAACACGGATGACCGTGAGTATAAAGACAGCCAACAGCAAGACAGAACAAACCGCCGCGCCCAGACGAGGAGCGAAAGTTGAAGCCGACGAGAGAAAGAATGGAGGTGGGATCGGGTGGAGAAGGTTGCGCCAAAGACCAGCCAGGTAGAGCCAGACGAGTAGGATTTGGTAGCAGGGGTGGTATCCGACCGGGGCATTGAGCCCAGCATACGGAAGACCCCAAACAACCGCCCACGCGTATTTGGCGCTACGTAGGAAGGTAAAGCGAGAATAAGCAAGCACATCGCCAAGGATTTCATCGACAGTGTCCAGGGGTATGTCAATATAGGAGGCCCAGATCCACGCTAACGCGATTAGAACGGGGCTAGTCCAATTGAGACTGAACCGGAAGACCAGCGAATCCCACACAGAGGCGACGGAGGGAAGTAAAGGAAAGACATGCCAGACGGCGGCGAAGCTGAACTTGACAAGGCCGGCAACAGCCAGCTGGGAGAAAGAAATCCACATCCGGCCAGCATAAGTGACCTGGTGTGAATAAAAGTCCATAGCAACGTCGTGCACCCGGCAAGGATGCTGCAAGGGCACTGCGCGGTCCATGAGAGTGCACTGCCAGGGGCGAGTCGTGCTGGTAAAAGGAAATTGGTTATCCAGCATGGACGCGCTGTCTAGCAGGGTCACAGATTGAAGCAGAGCCTTGATCGAGAACAAAGGAGCGTTGAGCCACATGCCGATCCGCGTGAGCCACGAATCGTAAATATTAGCATGGGTATACCAATGCATGTAGCGAGAGAAGAAAGCGGCCTCCGCGGCAGCGATTTTGTAAGAAAGCGGGAACTTGACTTGAGAGGTCACGCTGACGGAGGCCAGTTTGGTATGCAGATCCCGGAAGTCGGTGTTGGGGGGACGATAGGCGTAAGCCATCATAGTCTCCAAACACTTGGGATCGGTTACCCGCCGCCGCAGGGAAGCCATGGGGAAGGCGTGGCGAGGTACGACGATAAGCGGCGGCAAATCGAAGCAGGTAGATCTAGTGTGGAAGAACTCCTGACGGGAAACAACAATGACGTGGTGGGCGTACGTAGACGCGACAACACACACATGAAGACACTCATTTTGGGAAGTGTAGATCCGATCAGTAGTCAACCAGCGCAAAGAACGCCTGGATTGGTAGTAAGAGGCCCCTTCCTCGCCTTCAGGGGTGTATTTTAGTTCGTCGCCCTTGACCGAGTATTGGTACAACTCAGGCCAGCAGGAATTAATGTCATGCAAGGCTTCCACGGGGGCGACGAACGTGAAAACCATGGTGTCCAAATGCGGGTTCTGCTCAAAGTAAGGAGTGACATCCGCAGGTGTCTCGTGCATGAGGGTATCATGCTTAAGAGCCGAGACAGTGGGGATGGCATAATCTTGCTGAGCAGGTAGCGCGTTGTAACGCGACAGATCCTTACCAACAAGAGTGGTTGAGAGTTTAGCCCGAGGAGCGCCGGCAACTGGATCGACGTGCTTCTCTTTGTTGGCCGGGAGGTTGATCGAAGTCCACGAATCCTTACGCAGGAAAGTGGAGGCCAGACGAAGATTGAGCACCTCGAGAGCTTTGTGAGCCGGGTGGACGATGGTAGGAGCCCAGCGCGTCGGAGGGGTAATACCAACGCGCGAGAGCAAGGGAACAAGGGTGGCGCTGACGGCGCCGGGACATTGCAGTACCGAGAGGCGGAAACGAGTGAGGTACTGGTCGACGTTCTTGCTTAGTACAGCAGATTTGAGGGGAGAACCGTCGAAGTAGTCTACATCGGAACCGATCACGGTAGGGATGAAACAGCCGGAGTCATGGACGGGGCCTTCCAACTTGCAGGTCGGAAGGGTTTGAAGAAGGTCACACCACTCTTGAACAGAGATGTAACCGAGTGACCGCCAATGGTCGGCATTTTTGGGGGGGAGCCCATAACCCGGACTCGTCTCGCTAGCAGTGCCGCAACCTTCGATGTGGTAATCACCGTCTGACTGGGCTGTAAATTTAACAAACAGCTGCGTCTTAGGCTTGACGAGGTTGAGATGCAGACCAATGGAGTTCATGGTCCGAGAGAGGGGTACGCGGGGGGTGGGCGCCGAGGGAACGAAATCAGCAACAGCCTGCCTTGATGCAGGTGTGCGAGATAGGCCGCCACCATAGTTGTATTTACCAAGGTTGGTGAGGGCGCGAACAGGTTTTTCGCTATCGTAGGCGGCCAAGTTTTTCTTGACAACGTCCGCCATACGAGCGACAGTGACATAGGAGTTGCCCTGACGGGCGACTCCAC